CTGGAAACACAACCGTGGAGCAGCTGGTGGGCATTGCCTCCGCATTTTCCACAGGTGCGGTGGAAATTGTGGAACACTTTGACCAATACCGGTTTGAGATCTGGTACACCGAGACCATCGGGCCAATCCAGAGCCCGGAGGATCTGGCGGCCATCGTCAATGAGCTCAAGCCCGCCCATCTGGCGTGGGAGGTAAAGTACCGAGAGAAAACCAGGACACAGGTGAGGATTGGCATACTGCCCCGGCAGGGGGACAAAATCGTGTGGAGGGTTGATTGCAGATGATACCGAAGGTGGAATTGACAAGCAAGGGGGCGGCATTGCTGGCCAAAACGCCGGAGGGATCGCAGGTCCCAGTAACCCGGTGGGAACTGGGGTCGGGGGCCCTGGCCAAGGGCGAGGGACTAGACCGAACCGCGCTGGTGAGGCCACTGAAGGAACTGCCCGTCAGCGAGGTAAGCAGCAAGGGTAGTCAGGCTCTGGTACTAGGGCAGTTTGTCAACAAGGGGATGAGCGCCTTTGTATGGGAGGAACTGGGGCTGTGGGCCAGCGACCCGGAGGACGGTGAGGTCCTGATGTGCTATGGGAACGCATTTGGAGCCGGAGAGGCCATCCAGGCTGGGAGCGAGGGACTGCGGGAGTTTATTTTCGGTACGGAACTGATCTTCTCCGGACAGGACCAGGTGACCGGAAAGGTGGACCCCGCCCTGGTGTTTATCCCTCAGGCGGAGAAGGGGCGGCCGGATGGGGTAGCGTCTCTGGGCCCGGACGGGAGAGTCCCTAAAAGCCAGCTTCCGGAGATGGAATATGAAACGGCAGGCAGCGTGGACCGCCACAATCAGGACCCAGCGGCCCATCAGGACATCCGGAACAGCATGGTGACCGCCAGAGTGCTGGTCAGCTATAACAAGGGGGTGTAGGGATGGCGACATATTACAAATGGCGAAAAACCAACGTCAAATATGTCAAGGACTTGCTGGAAACAATCGATGGTACGTATTACACGATGACAGGATTGACCGAATACAATACGGTCTATTTGGGAGAGTATGGCCCAAATGAGTCGTTTACTGGACAAAATATTGTGGATGGGAAATTTACATTCCCGACAAGATCTTCGATTTCCAAGGACGGCAATGATTATAGCGCCAATAAGGTTTTTGGACGCGGACCAACCAGCGATATTGCCGTTGTGAGCGGCAATACAAAGTTCACCGTTTTTGTTGCCCGGAATAATGGAGATTCCTGTCGCATTCATGCAAACTTCCCCAATGGAGCCCCGCTGTATGTGTATGGGGTCAAGGCCGCAGCAGGTTCGTTTGTAGAGTATGTCTACTCCACATCATCCTCCGCCTATCCCAATGGTGGTGTGTCTGGAGGCTATTACTACGATCAGCGGGCCACAGTGACCAGCCCAACAGCGCCCAGCGGGCTGACCTATCCAAATCGGATCCTGGGCAAGACGGCAGCGGTGAGTTGGACCGCAGCGCAGAGCAACACAGGCTATCCAGTCAAGAGCTATGAGGTCGGCAGATCCACAGATAGCGGGAAATCCTGGACGGTCGTAAATGCGGCTGTAAACGGGACAAGCCTCACGGCAGACATCCCGGCAGGAACGACTGCCATCCGGTTCCGGGTGCGCGCCAAGGACAGCAATGGCCAATGGGGCAACTATGTCACGGGGACAGACGCCGCAGCACCTCAGCCACCAAAACTGTCTGTCCCGACACTCGCGATGCAGGGGCAGAATGTGACGGTAGCCTGGTCAGAGGTAGCAGGGGCGGACAGCTATACCCTCCAGAGAAAGGCCACCCCGGGTGATAGCTGGGTGCAGGCGTACACTGGAGCGGCGCAGACGTTTACCGAGCGAGCCGGAACCTGGACCAGCGTACAGTACCGGGTGCAGGCAGTATTTCACGGATCTCCAGGGGAGTGGGAAACATCTGAGACGATCCAAGTAGTGAGCGCAGCAGCGCTGGTGATCTCCGGACGGGATGAGGACCTGGGGACGATCATCAACGACGTGCCCTATTCTGTCAGCACGGACACAGGGATGCCGATCCAGCTGACCCTGCTGGTCAACGGGGCGGAGGTCTATACCCGGACTATCAACAGCGGCTACGCCAATAAGGTCCTCATCCTGGACATGGCTGCTGGGACAGGTACGATCACCCTGAGGGCCTCGGTGCAGGCCAGCAGCGGCACGGTGAGTGCAGTGAGAAACTGGACCTATACCAAGGCTGCCGTCCCATTTGAGACTGGGGCAGTGGATGTGTCCCTCCTGCGTGACTCTGGAGGCGGCCCGCAGTACCCCGCCACAGTGGCGGAGGCGATTCGTCTGCCAGGCGGGAAAACACTGGACCAGGTGACCCAGTACCCCGCCCAGGTAGTGACTGGCAGCTATGTAGGAACGGGGACATACGGCAAGAGCAGCCCCAACACGCTGAAGTTTGTGTTTACACCGAAATTGGCCATTGTGATGGCTGCCGGGGCGGCATCTGTGGGGGAGTCCACAGGCATGGTCTGGACGGGTAACCCAACAGTGGGGACCAAAACGGTCACTGCGGATGGGAACAGTCTGTCCTGGTACGGCAACAGTGTAGCCAACCAGCTGAACACCAGTGGGACCCGGTATTACTATACCGTGATCGGATGAGGAGGCAACATGAGATACATCCAATCGACTCAAAACCAATCAGGGGCATATCCTCCGGCGCAGGAGGACTGGTTCCCTGGGTGCATTCCCCTGACGGATGAGCAGACGGATGTGCTGATCCGGCACAATGGATTTGTGTCCATCCGCATGGAGACGGATCCGGAGATGGATGGCAGCACCGTGACGGTGATGCCCAACACCGAGGCATGGGAGGCGTGGAAATCCTCCCTCCCGCCCCAGCAGGAGCCGGAGCCCACGGAGACGGAACGGCTGCGGGCGGACGTGGACTTTTTGGCGGCTATGACGGGGGTGGAATTATGAGCGTGTACGAGCTGGCCCGGAAGTATTATCCCCGGCTGTGGGACGACGCCCGCATTGACGCTCTGGTCCAGGCTGGGCGGCTGACCCAGGCGGAAGTGGAGCAGCTGCGCCTGGAGGCACAGGGGAGGGTTTGATTTGAGCATCCAGGAGCTGTTGACAGGCGGGGGCGGGCTGCTGGTCCTGGCGCTGACAGTCATCCAGATCGCCCCCATCAAACTGAACCCCTGGTCCGCCATTGCGAAAATCCTGGGGCGGGCCATCAACGCAGAGGTGCTGGCCGAGCTGGAGCGCACCCGGATCCGGCTGGACGACCACATTAGGACGGACGATGAGCGGGCGGCAGACATGCACCGGGCCAGGATCCTGCGGTTCAACCAGGAGCTGATCCGGCAGATCCCCCACACTCGGGAGGAGTTCATCGAGGTGCTGACGGAGATCGACCGCTATCAGCAATTTTGCAGGGAGCACCCGGAATATCCCAACAGCCGGGCTACCCACGCCATTGCCAACATCGGGCGGGTGTACGATGAGCGCCTGCAAAAACACGATTTTTTGTGAATGGAGGTGAGACAGATGGATTTTGGAATTGCGAGCGTGGCGGCCATCACGGTGATCTGCTATCTGATCGGCCTGATTGTGAAGGCCAGCCCATTCAACAATGACAGATATATCCCCATCGCCTGCGGCGTGGCGGGCGGGCTGCTGGGCGTGGCCTGTATGGCTCTGGCGGTGCCGGATTTCCCGGCCACAGATCCGGTGACCGCCCTGGCGGTGGGCATCGTGAGCGGGCTGGCGGCCACTGGAGTCAACCAGGCGGCCAAGCAGCTGAGCAAGTAACAATTTTGACAAAACTGAAAGGGGAACATTTATGAACGCCAATTACATCTATGACATTTTCCAGACCTGTGAGGACCTGGACCTGCCCGACCTGACCATCGCTCTGGCCCGCCACCAGGAGGCCCACCCCATCCCTGAGGGCATGACGGAGCAGAGCATCAACGAGTTCAGCGGCGGCCACTACGAGGCCCTGGTGGACGCATTCGCCGGCCACGACCGGGAGGCGTTCGCCGCAGTTGTGCAGGCTGGCATCCAGGAGGACGAGGAGCACCAGGCCAGCCAGGAGGGCTGACCCCATGCTGATCTGCATTGACCCGGGGCACTGCCTGAGCACTCCCGGCAAGCGGTGCCTCAAGAGCATCGACCCCGGAGAGACCCGGGAGTGGGTGCTTA